AATAAGACCGATTTGTTGTATATTATCAAATCGTAATGGCGGATATGGTGAAGTGGTTTAACATTACCGGCTGTGAACCGGTCACGCATGGGTTCGAATCCCATTATCCGCCCCATATTAGAACGACATGTCTGATACATTCTTAGTCGATGACTAGGGGTGTGCAGACTTTTTTTGATTTTAGGCTTAAATAGCCACTTTTTAAATTCGCGCCGTTGTAATAGTGGGAGCGGAAATTCATAAAAATCATCGAAAAACCATCATTTTTAAGGTTCACTTTGAAACGGCAGGTGTGCACTATTACACGGCAACCCTTATTTTGCACACCCTTGCACACCCCTAACAACGGCAACTGCACACCCTATCCTTTTTACTAATATTGATTGACCATCTGGTTCTTATTGAGCTAGGTGGTCTTTTTTGTTGCTCATAAATATTTTTTTAACTTTTTTCAATTTATACCCCCATCAAAACACCTTCCAAATCTCCATATGGTGAGAAGGGCAGTTTCCCTCTTCTCTAGAAACTATAAGGAGGAAAAAGTTATGAAACACAAATTAACCATTGGCGTTTCTAACAAGTCTCCTAAGAGCAGAGTAGTTACCTACAAAAAAGTATCACCAGAAGCAAAAGTAAAAGATGTAATTGGTGATGCAAGCAAGGTAGCCATCATTGTTCCTGGGGATTCCGTTAAAAGCGTCACAATCGAAGAAACCAAGGAGGCTAGCTATGGAAAGTAAAGAAGAAAGACTTCTAAGAGCCATCTTTGGAAACGAGTCACAAGCAAAGGCTATCAAGTTTTCTATGAATCTAGATGATCTAACAGTCGACGTAAGTATCAGAAGAAACAAGAAAAACGAAAGTCAAACTTGTGAATGTTCTAAAGAATGTAAATGTGGAGGTAAAAGACAATGAAACCTCAAAATCATTCTAGGATATTTAGTCCGAGTAAAAGTATGTTGTGGCTAGAATGCTATCAATCAGTTTTATTTAATGACGGCAATAATAGTGAAACTAATGAGCAGGCTGAATTTGGTACAGAAACACACGAATTAGCAGCAGCTACAATTAGTAATTCATTAAATGTTGAAGATTTCGATGGTATTTCAAAAAAGCCATGTGAAGTAATACCAAATCTCAAACGCTATAACGAAGAGATGCAGGAAATAGTAAATAAATATGCAGATTTCGTTATTAAAACTTATCAATATGAACTTCATAATAGTTCTTTAAAACCACTGGTTCTTATCGAGCAACAATTAGATCTTGGCTTTGATGATAACTCAATCGGCACATTAGATTTGGGAATCATATCAAATAGAGATGGTGGGACACTTACTATTGTCGATTTGAAGACAGGTAGGAATCCTGTGATGAGTTTCGATAAAGAATTAAATCGACCAAATTCACAATTATCAATCTATGCATTAGCTACTTACAAATGTTTTAAAGATGTTTATCCAATAAAGAAAGTTAGATTAGTTATCTTCCAACCTGTCATCAATAACACTAATGAGTATGAAATGGAAATTGATGAACTTTTAAAGTTTGAAGAAAAGGTTATCTTACCAGCTGTAAAAGCCATTAAAAGTGGAGATAGAACTGCTAAAGAAAACTCTAAATGTAAGTACTGTCCTGGATTTGTTTATTGTAAGAAAAAGTTAGATTCTGCAAGGAAAATTATAGAAAAGGGTTCAAAAATAGAACTTTTAAGTGAACAAGAAATAGCTGAAATAATGCCTAAATGTGATGACTACATCGCCTACTTTCAAGCTGTAAAAGAACACTGTCTAAAGAAGGCATTAAGTGGTTATCACTATGAAGGTTATAAGTTAGTTCATTCTAGAGTTACTCGAAAGATAAATGATGAATCTAAAGTTGCTGAAATTCTAACTGAGGCAGGTTATGAACCATATCAAGCAAAGAAATTATTAGGAATTACTGAACTTACAAGAAAACTTGGAAAAGAAAAGTTTAAAGAACTTGTATCACCATACATATCAATTCAAGAAGGCTCTCTTGCTTTAGTTCCTAATAGTGATCCTAGAGAAGAAGTAATTATAACGGAGGAAAATGATAATGTTAAAAATTGAAACTGGAATAAAAAAGCGCGCCATTAAGACAATTCTCTATGGCCCAGAAGGAATAGGTAAATCTACTCTTGCTAGCCAATTTCCAAATCCACTTTTTATAGATACAGAAAACGGAACTAGCACATTAGATGTTAGAAGAGTGATTTGTAATAAAAGTTGGGATGAACTGATTTCTATCGTTAACGAAGTCATAAGTGAACCATCTATAGCAAAAACACTGGTAATTGATAGTGCTGACTGGGCTGAACAATTAGCAGAAGATGATGTTTGTCAAAAGAATCGTGTAGCATCAATAGAAGCTATAAGTTATGGAAAAGGTTATACATTCGTTGCTGATAATTTTTCTAAGTTATTAAAACTATTAGATAAGTTAATTGAGCTAGGAATTAATGTAGTTTTCACGGCTCATGCAAAACCTAGAAAATTTGAATTGCCTGAAGAAGCAGGACAATTTGATAGATACGAAATGAAACTATCTAGACAAGTTGCTCCACTAATTAAGGAATGGTGCGATATGCTTCTATTTTGCAACTATAAAACCTATGTCGTAAGCACTGAAAATAATACGAAAAAAGCTCAGGGTGGAAAGCGAGTGATGTACACATCTCACCATCCTTGTTGGGATGCAAAGAACCGCTTCAATTTGCCTGAAGAGCTCGATATGGGTTTTAGTTCGATTAAGCATTTGTTTTCAAACGTTGAGCCTAAAAAAGGTCTAAAAACGCAAGAAAACACTGCAAAACCTGCATCAAATCCAAAAAGTAGGCCATTAGTTGATAAAGTCAAATCACTCTTAAAGGAAGCAAATATCAGTGAAGAAAGCTTTAAGAAACTGGTGGAAGCTAAAGGGCATTACAAAGTTGATGTACCACTTGAAGATTACTCGGATGATTTCTTGTCACGCTGGGTATTAACGAATTTTAAAAAGATTGAAGAAGCTATTAAAAACGGAGGAAATAAATAATGTTAGAAAATAAGGTATTGTCTTGGGACGATGAGATTGTTGATTTAGAAGATGAATATAAACTTTTGCCTGAAGGAGAATATTTCTTTAAGGTTATTAATTTTGAAAGAGCTATGTATCCAGGTGGAGCGAAAGTTCCTGCTTGTCCTAAAGCGATTGTTACAATAGCGATATATGATGGACTTAAAATTGCTACCAGAGTTCGTCAAGATTTCTTACTTTGTGAAAATGTCGCTTGGAAGATATCTCAATTCTTTAGATCAATTGAAGAAAAGAAAAGCGGTGAAAAAGTCCAAATGAAATGGAACATTGTAAACGGTGCTTTTGGAAAATGTCGACTTACCACCAAGAGCTATGTTAATAAGTTTGGCGAGAATAAAACAATTAATTCGATTGATAAATTCTTACCTTATGAGGCTGAGGTAATCAATAAATTTAAAGGTGATCTTAACGAAAAAGAAGCGGAAGACATTTTACTGGACGACAGTCAATTACCATTTTAAAAGGAGTAGAGTATGTTTGAACTTAGACCTTATCAAAAAGAGGCGGTTCAAGCTATCGAAAATGAATGGATTAGTGGTAATAAAAAGACTTTACTAGTTTGCCCTACAGGAACTGGTAAAACTCAAATATTCTCTTCCGTAATAAAAGACCAAATAAAAGATGGCTCTAAGGCTTTAATTCTAGCCCATAGAAACGAACTCTTAGATCAAGCATCTAGTAGGTTAAAAAATACATATGGAATTGAAACAGCGTTAGAAAAGGCAGAGTCTACTTCGGTGGGCTCTCCTCTTAACGTTACCGTTGCATCCATTCAATCTTTAGCTAATCCCTCTAGATTAAATAAATTTAATAAAGATTACTTTAAAACTATTGTTGTTGATGAAGCGCACCATTGCTTAGCAGATACATATCAAAGAGTTTTAAACCATTTTGAAAATACAAATGTGCTAGGTGTTACTGCAACTCCTGATAAAGCTGACCACAAAAATCTAAGCGAGTATTTCGACTCCAAGGCATTTGAATATTCGATGCCAAGAGCTATAAGAGAAGGTTATCTTAGTCCGATTCGTGCGCAGATGATTCCCTTAAAACTAGATATCAATAATGTCAGTGTTTCAAATGGAGATTATGCAGTTGGTGATATAGGTAATGCTCTAGAGCCATACTTAAATCAAATAGCTCTTGAGATGGTTAATTATTGTAAGAATAAAAAGACAGTGGTGTTTCTTCCTTTAGTAAAAACATCGCAAAAGTTTACTGAATTATTAAATGTTCATGGACTAAGAGCAATAGAAGTAAATGGTAATTCTAAAGATAGAGAGCAAAGAATAAAGGCCTTTGAAAATGGTGAATATGATGTTCTTTGTAACTCAATGCTTTTAACAGAAGGTTGGGACTGTCCAAGTGTAGATTGTATTGTCATTCTTAGACCAACTAAAGTAAGAAGCCTATATCAACAAATGGTAGGAAGAGGCATGAGGCTTGCTCCTAATAAGGAGTATTTATTGCTACTAGATTTTCTTTGGTTAACTGAAAGGCATGACTTATGTAAACCAAGTGGACTTTTAGCAAAGAATGAAGACGAAGCAAAAAGAATCGATGAGAAGATAGCAAACTCTTGTTATGAAGTAGATTTAGTAGAGGCCGAAGAAGAGGCAAAGCGAGATATTGTTGCTGAAAGAGAAAATGCTTTAAAACGTGAATTAGAGGAAATGAGAAGAAAGAAAAGACAGCTCGTTGATCCTATTCAATATGCATTTTCTATTAATGCAGAAGATTTGGCTGACTATGAACCTACCTTTGCCTGGGAAATGGCACCAATGTCAGAAAAACAAAAAGAATATCTTGAAAAACATGGAATTTATACTGAAGAAATCGCAAATGCTGGTATGGCTTCATTGATAATTGATAAGTTAAAAAATAGGCAAATCGAAGGACTCGCCACACCAAAGCAAATTAGACTTCTTGAAAGATATGGTTTTCTTCATGTGGGTTTATGGACATTCGATGATGCAAGTTTAATGATTACAAGAATTGCCAATAATAGATGGTTTGTTCCTTTTGAAATTAATCCAAAAACATATGAACCAAGAAAGGGGATAATAGCGTGAAAGATGATATTTTAGATGCTTTAGATTTTATCCCAGTTTCTAGCTGCAATTATACCGAGTGGATAGAAGTTGGTATGGCTTTAAAACACGAAGGATATGATTGTAGCGTTTGGGATAATTGGAGTAAGAATGATGATAGATATCACGATGAATGTTATAGGAAGTGGGAGTCATTTAATGGTTCTTCTAAACCTATTACTGGAGCATCTATCATTAAACTGGCAAGAGAAAAAGGTGGTTATATCACTAAAAAGAAGATTAATAACACTCGAGTTTTAGCGTGGGACGACTATGTGGAAGATTGCGAAGATCCTAGCGTTGATTATTCTAAGCTTAAACCTACTGAACAACTGAAGATATTTTTAAAGACACTATTTAAAAGTGGTGAATATGTAGGTTATGTCAGCAATGATGTCTACTTCAACAAAGACCACGATAGATACGAGCCAACAAAAGGAGTTTACTATAGAACGGTTGATGATTTGCTTAAGTCTTTAGATAGGTATCCTGATGATTTAGGTGCAACAATAGGCGATTGGAAAAAGGAAGCAGGTGCTTGGATAAGAATAAATCCACTTGATGGAAAAGGTGCAAGTAAGAAGAATGTCACTAGATATTCGTATTGTTTGATCGAATCTGATGACCTTCCTATTAAAGAACAAGAGGAGATTTTCAAAAGACTTAATCTTCCTATCGCTACAATGGTTTATAGTGGTGGTAAATCGATACATGCCATAGTTAAAATCGATGCCATGAATATTCAAGAATATGAAGAAAGAGTACAGTTTTGCTACGATTTTCTTAAAAATAATGGCATTTCGATAGACGTGCAAAATAAAGATCCTAATAGATTATCTAGAATGCCTGGAGTTACAAGAAATGGCGTAGTGCAGACATTATTAGGTGTAAATATTGGCTATGATTCCTGGAAAGATTGGATGGCTTCATTAGGTAGGAACGATGATCTTGTAGTAGAAAATCTAGCCACGCTTTTAAATAATCCACCGCCATTGGCGCCAGAGCTGTTACATGGTTATCTAAGAAAAGGTCATAAGTTTCTATTAAGTGGGGCTTCAAAGTCAGGAAAGAGCTTCGCACTTATTGAACTTGCTGTTGCCTTATCTCAAGGAACTGAGTGGTTTGGATTTAAATGCGAAAAAGCTAATGTTTGTTATATCAACTTAGAAATTGATAGGGGTAGTGTTGTTAAGCGATTTGAAGACGTGTGTAAAGAGTTAAATATAGATAAAAGCGCTGTTGATAAAGTTAATGTCATAAATCTTAGAGGCAAAGCTAAGCCATTAGATAAACTTGCTCCAGAACTTATAGAAGACTTAAAGGGCAGTGATACTGATGTCATCATTATTGATCCAATTTATAAGGTTATTACAGGTGATGAAAATAATGCTACTGAAATGGCTCAGTTTTGTAATCAGTTTGATGTTCTTTGCGATAAACTTCACGCAACAGTCATTTATGCACACCATCATTCTAAAGGTGCACAGGGAGGCAAAACCGCTCAAGATAGAGCAAGTGGCAGTGGTGTATTTGCTAGAGATCCTGACGCACTTATGGATATGGTCGAACTAGAACTGGATGACAACTATAAAAACAACGTTTCGGACTATGGAAATGAAGTCCTAGCTTACCAAGTAGAGTGTGTGGCTCGTGAATTTCCTAAGCCAAAAAGTAGAAAGGTATTCTTCAAGTATCCACTGCATATTGTCGATACTACGGGTCAATTAGATAAGTTTTATCCAAAGGGTGACATCCATAATGCTCAAAAGGCATCACCTAATTACTCTACTAGAGATGATAGAAAAGCAAAACTAGACAATGCATTCGATGTAGCTTGCTTAGGTGAAGATAAAGTTCATATAAATGACGTCTTGCCTATGTTTGATGGAACTGAAAAGACGTTGCGTTCATACATAAAAGAATTCCCACAAGATTATGCAATCAAAAACGGCATCATAACACGCCTGAAAAAGGAGTAATTCAAAAAGGGAAATTCTGTAAACAGCCTATATATATAATTTCCTTACAGAAAATTAGGACTTGGAAAGAAATAGGGGTTCAAAGCCACCCCTATTCCTTCCCTACGTCCGTGTCGTTGCTGAGGTAACTTACAAGTTCGCATTTTCTGTAAGTTTAGTTAAAAGTAAAAATAGAAAATTGGAGGTAAGAAAATAATGAAAAGAACAAAAAATATGAAACTCAAACTTAATAGAAAAAGACTTTATATAGAAATGGTCTTTGAAGATAAGGCAATTGAGAATAGAAGATATATTAAGTGTAGAACTTTGGATATGGACAACCCTGACTTGCAAGGCGAAGACATCGAGATAGTTTTTCTTTCAAATAAACTCTACGACCCTGAGTGGGAGAAAAACTTCAATTTTATTGAACTTGGTGAACCTAAAACAAAGGATGATTGAAGCATATGAAGTTATTTCTCTTGTTAGATCCGCCAACAATAACTGCTCAAGAAACTAAGGTGGCGATAGTTAATGGTAAACCTAGATTCTATAAGCCAGATAATGTATCAAAAGCTAAAGATGAACTTAAGAAACATCTAAGACCATTTAAACCAAGTGAGCCTATGAGTGGTCCTATCGAGTTAAAGGTCACATGGCTATTTCCAAAAGGTAAAACACATAAACATCTCGAATGGAGAGTTACTAAACCTGATACCGATAACCTTGAGAAACTTTTAAAAGACTGTATGACTGAAGTTGGCTTTTGGAAAGATGATGCTCAAGTCGTTAGAGAAGTGGTCGAAAAGTTATGGAGCGACGAACCAATAGGAATAGCCCTTGAAATAGAAATATTAGGCAAAAGAAAGGAGGTAAATGCTAATGGGGATAATTAACGAGCTAAGTGAATTAAGCGCCTTACGAGCCAAAATAAAGCAATTAGAAGGCCGAATTGAATACTGCAAGGAACAATCGATGATGATTCCTGGTCCTATGTGGGGTGAAGAAAAAATACAAACTCAACCTAGTGGCAAAGCTCCTTTTGAAAAATGGGTAATTAAGCAGCTCGATTTAGAGAAAGAAGTAAAGAAACTGCAAGGCGAGTTTGAAGCATTGTCAATAAAAATTACTGATGAGATTACTTCACTAATTGACGATGAACAAGAAATAAGGGCTGTCTTATATCGTGAAGTTTCCTTTATGAAATACACTGATATAGCAGAAAAGATGAAGATCTCAAAAAGCTATGTCTATCGACTTCATGATGCAGGAATGGAAAAATTAAAAGAAAGAGTTTAAATACTTGAGGCTATGTTAGAGTCGTTAAACCTAATTAAGGTGATTCAACATAGCCTTTTCTTTTTCTAAATTTTTGTATGGTTGACGCTACGTTAAATACGTTAGTTTCATTTAAGGTGATCTAAGGTAAAGACTTTTTAAAGAGATTTTGTCTACATTAGCCGATACGTTAAATACGTTAGAAAGTTTTAACGTAGTACGTTAGATAAGATAATGTCTTAAAATTTATCTACGTTAGTTTCTAAATTGGCAAAAATAGAGCTATTATTGGCAATATTAGGGCAAATTGAGGCAATATTGGGGATACGTGCGTTTACGTTAGAGTTTTCAACGTGATTAAACGTGGCAAATTAATAGAAAGATTTTGTCTTACGTTAGGGTATACGTTTGATACATTAAAAAATTTAAGCAAAAGACACGTAAAAGATTTTTTAAAAGACATTGTCTTAAATTTGAAATACCTTTAATACCTTGAAAGTCTTTAACGAGATAAGCAAAAGAAGACAATGTCTTTCTAGTTGTATACAAGGCCTAAAAGACAAATTCTTTATTAGTGAACGCAAGTAGACCTTGAGTAGAAAAAATAAGAATAAATAAGAAAAAATAAGAGCTTCAGTTGACTTTGATGTACCTGTCAAGTGGTTTAGACTATTCATAGTAGGCAGTATGCCTATGCGAAGTAATAATAATGAGAATATTGCCTGTGGAAAAACCATGGGCTTTTTTCATGCAAAGAAAGGAGGAATCATGAGTGGCTAATAGGAAAAATAAAAGAATTTACACAACCGATATCTGGGAGCAATGGAAAAAAGATGGAAAGTTAGAAGAAGTTTTAGCTTTTATTGCTGATTGTTCTAAAAAGCTCGTCACTCAAAGGGAGATGTGCAAATACCTCAAGATTGAAGAACATACTTTTACTAATTTGAAGCACAAATATCCTCAAATCCAAGAGGCAATGGACAAATCTAGATACGAGTTAAAAAAGGACTTAGCAAATGCAATGTATAAAAAGGCAATAGGCTATGAAACGATCGATGAAGATCAATTAATTGAAGAAAAAGATGGAAAACAAAAGAAGAAAGTTCATCGAATTAAGAAGCAAGTCGGACCTGACTTTAAGGCTATTGTTTATCTATTAACTAAAAAGTTTGGCAAAGAATATAGCGAAAGATATGAAGATTTAAGACTCGCTGAAAAGAAACTAGAAGCACAAAAGGAGGAATGGAACAGTGTCGAATCAATCACAGAAGAATATGACGATAGTGATGAAGAACATAGTGGAGATTAAACCCTATGAGAATAATCCTAGACATAATGAATCAGCTATTGATGCAGTCGCTAGTTCCATTAAGGAGTTTGGTTGGAAACAGCCTCTAGTTATTGATAAAGACAATGTTATAGTGGTCGGTCATACAAGGTGGCTCGCTGCTAAAAAACTAGGTTTAAATGAAGTTCCTTGTTTAATAGCTAGTGATTTAACTGATGAGCAGATTGCTGCTTATAGACTTGCTGATAATAAGACTAACGAACTAGCAAGTTGGGACTTTGAGAAACTTAAAACTGAACTTGAAAGTATTTCTGACATTGATATGTCGCAGTTTGGTTTTGAAGAGCTAGAGGCAAGTTTAGATGATGTAAAAGATGATGAGTTTGATGAAAAAGGAGCAATTAGTGAAACGCCTTATTCTAAAAAAGGAGATATCTTCATTCTTGGAAACCATCGTCTTATGGTTGGCGATTCCACCTTAAAAGATGATGTCGATAAACTTTGCGATGGAAAGCTAGCAGACATGATCTTTACAGACCTGCCTTATAACGTGAATTATGAAGGTCAAGATGGAATGACTATAAAGAATGATAATATGAGTGATGAGGATTTTAAAAAGTTTCTTGATGCATCATTCACTAATCTTTATGACCATGTAAAAGTAGGTGGTTCCATTTATTGTTGCCATGCTGATAGTGAAGGTTTGAATTTTAGAAGTGCAATGAAAAATGCAGGTTTCAAAATTGCTGAATGCCTTATTTGGGTTAAAAACTCACTTGTTTTAGGAAGGCAAGACTATCACTGGCGTCATGAACCTATCCTCTATGGTTGGAAGGAAGGAGCAGCACATTATTTTGTTGATGACAGAACTCAAGATACAGTATGGGAATATGATAAGCCAAGAAGCAATGACCTGCATCCAACAATGAAGCCTGTTGAATTAGTCGCAAGAGCAATTAAAAACTCATCTAGAGTAAATGAGCTAGTACTTGACCTATTTGGAGGTTCTGGAACAACTCTTATAGCTGCTGAACAATTAGGAAGAAAGACACTAATGATGGAGTTAGATGAGAAGTATGCAGATGTAATAGTTAAACGATTTATCACTCTTAAGCACTCAATAGATGGGTGCTTTTTAATTAGAGATGGAAATAATACTTCGCTTAGCGAAATCAAAGATTATAAGAAAGTTTTAGATAGTGAAGAGGTCTTATCTTAAAGTTACTCCATTTAAGCGACTTAATGAAAAATAATCAAAATTAAATCAGTTTTTTAGAGGCTTTGTGCCTCTTTTTTCGTGGAGGAGACATGTGTAATGAATATGAAATAATTGAGAATGGAAAAACACTAAAAGTAAAAGCCAACTGTGGTTATTTTTTCTATATTGATGTTGAAGATAAAAAAGTTATTGAGAACGACAAATGGTATGTTTCAAAAGATAAGCATGGAAATTTAAGTGTGAATAATAGAAAAGGCGATATGCTTTATAGATTAATTATTAATCCACCTAAAGGACTAGAAATTGATCATATTGATTTAGATAGATTAAATAATCGTAAGTCAAATCTTAGAGTTTGTTCTCATAGGGCAAATCAATGCAATCAACCATTACAAAAGAACAATACTTCAGGTGTAGCTGGTGTTCAATATTATGGGCCAAGAGGAAAATTTACTGCGAGAATTAAGGTTTGTCAAAAAGATATCCATTTAGGCTATTACAAAACTTTTGAAGAAGCTGTTCAAGCACGAAATGTTGCTATGGAATGCATGTGGGGCGAATATGGAAG